TTTATGCAAAGTGATATCAATGGCAAGACTGGCTTCTCAGAGATGTTCGATATATTCAAAGACGATGACTCTGCTGAAAATGGTATTCATTGTTTCAGTTTTAACAATTCTGATATTGTGCGTAGTAAAATTTTAAAGTTTATCATATCTAAACTAGAAAGTTACAAAAAAGTGTAAACTATATGTATAACAAGATTACACAGTCAACGCGAAAGCGGCGAACAGCTTAACTAGGACTTTAAAGTCTTGTTTTAATTGAAAAAAGTTAATAAAAATCTATAAATATATAGTGATGAGCCATTTATTTTGTCATAGTTGCGGTCATAAGATGACCTACGGTCATGCAAAACCTAATTTTTGCACTAAGTGTGGTCAACAGCTTAATAAAAGCGTTTCTGTGAATACGGCTGGAGCAGAGTCTACGGTGCAAAAGTCTGTCGTGTTGTCTGATAATGAAACAGACGCAGAATCAGTGCCTGAAATTAGCAGCTTACAAGTAGAAATACAAAACGAAAAAAATATTACGACTTTTGGTTCATTAGTTGGAGAGGAGCAATCCGAAAAAAGGGAGAGAAGCACTAGATCTCGCTCAATTAATGAATTTATTGATGAAAAGAAAAAAGAAAGGTGAATATACCTATGAAGATTTTTCTGACATCATAGACGCAGCTGTTAAGCGACAACAGTTTAAGTGGAGGTTGAATGCTGTCAAATGGTTCGACTTCGAAGATGTAGAACAAATTATAAAGGTTCACATCTCTAAGAAGTGGCATATGTGGGATCAAGAACGGCCACTGGAGCCGTGGATAGGTAGAATTATATCTAACCAGTTACGGAACCTCATACGTAACCATTATGGTAATTATGTAAGGCCGTGTGCGAATTGTAAATTTGCTGTAGGAGAGGGGTGCTCACTTACTAGAACACAAAAACAAGATTCTACATGCACTCTTTACGCTAAGTGGGAAAAGAGCAAAAAATCAGGGTTAGAACTTAAAACGCCTTTATCAACAGAAGATTTTGTCCAAGAAGTGGAGGGTAGAGAATATGACGGTTTTGATTTTGAGTTATCTCTAAAAAAGTTAAATTCCTATATGAAAATAAAATTAACAGACATTCATTATCGCGCATACAGGATGTTATACTTTGAAGAGAAGACAGAGGAGGATGTAGCAAGGTTTATGGGTTACAAGTTATCTGCCCAGAAAAATAAACTAGGATATAGGCAAGTTAAGAATCTTAAGAAGAAGTTCTTACAGGTAGCCATAGAAATACTAAATCAACAAGATATTATAAGTGATGGATCTAACGAGTGAACAAAAAGAATTCCTTAAAGAGAATGCTCCGAAGATTCAAAATCTTATCGAGCTTACAAGGAAGTGTTTTAAAGATGATACTTTAGACGGTAGGTCTAAACAAGGTCGAGCTGTAAGGAAATACCTAGTCGAAAACTCCATAGACTACAAAACTCGCTGTAGACAACCAGCGGAGGTCATTGAGTTTACCAAGGAGCAAGAAGAGTTTATTTTGAAGCAAGCGGAGGATGGTTTGTCCTCTTTACAGATCGCACAGATAGTTTTCCCAGATAAATCAGTTAGACCACTCAGCAACGAGCAGAGAGCTGTATTAAGTAAGATACGAGAGGTCAACCCCGACTTTTTACCGTCTCAAGATAGTGGCGCTCTCAATTCATACACCTCACCGAAGTCTCCCTCTAGGATCATCAAAAAAATCAATGATTCTACAGGTTTAGGTTTGGAAGACGGGAAACTCAATAGGCAAAAGCAAGTTTGTATCGAAAAACTCGGTATCAACTTAGCAAACTCTAGATTCTTAAAGATTATTAACAATTATCTTAATGAAGAAGACAGAGTGTTGTTCGAGCATGAATTTATTCGTTTAACTTGGGATAAACCAGACCTGACGGCTGATGAAATTAATTTGTATTTAAATGTCTGTAAAGAAGTCATTAATCTTGAAGTTATCAGTGCTCACTTAAATAAACTTAACAGTATGTTTGATGAAGCTGACGAACAACAAGAAATGTCAATCCGTTTAGCAGAAATTATCAAAGCTAAAAGTTCTGAGTATCATCAATGCGAGACTAGGATAGAAAACCTTACAAAAAAGCTACAAGGTGATCGTGGAGAGAGGATGAAGAAGATGCAGAAAGAAAATGCATCAATCTTGTCAGTTGTTCAGTTATTTCAAGAGGAAGAGGAGAGAGCTAACATGGTTCGGATAGCAGAGATGCAAAAGGCAGCTATCAAGACTGAGGCAGAGCGTTTAGAGGGTATGGCAGAGTGGAAAGCTAGAGTTTTAGGTATTGGTCAAGAAGATGTCTTATAAGTGCAAAGAATGTGGGGATTCATTTGATTCTCTTAGAAGTTTACATGCTCATGTTAAAAAGCATGGTAAGTATCTTGGAGATTATTATGTAGAATATTATCAGAGGAAAGACAAACTGACAGGAGAACTGATCCCGTTCAAAAAATACGATCAGTATTTCGCTACTGACTTTATCAACAAGCGGAACATGAAGAAGTGGTGCGTAACTGCACCCCGTGAAGAAGTAGAAGAATTTATAATAAACAAGTTTAAAGAAAAAATACAAGCCAAGGGCATGTCGGGTGGTCCACCCTCTCTTTACCTACAAACTTCTAAATTACCCGATGTAGACATCTACAAAGAGGTCTTCGGCAGTTACCGCGAAGCTTGCACCCAAATTGGTATGTTGCCTATGCTCGGCAAGCAACTACCAAGTAATTTTCATGACGATTACTCAAACACCAATATATTAATTGATACAAGAGAGCAGAAGCCTCTTAGCTTCAATAACAGTGATGTTTTGAAATTAGATGTAGGTGATTACGGAGTTGGAGGTAATTTATATGACTATACATTCGTGGATAGGAAATCTTACCAGGACTTTTGTGCGACAGTAACAAATGGATACAATAGGTTTGTAAAAGAATTAGAAAGATGCAGATCTACGGGATGTTTCTTATTTATAGTAGTCGAGACAGCTTTTGACGATATGTGGGTCGAGAATAAAAGGGGGTATAAAAAATTCAATTTAGAATATGTGTTTCATAGAATGCGAGAGATACAAGCAGAGTATACAGATTGCTCTCAAATCGTATTTAGTGGCTCAAGAGAGAACAGTGAAGAGTTAATTCCTAAAATTCTTGTTTTAGGTAAAACCCTTTGGGAAGTAGACGTTCAATACTTCTGGAATCAACAAATTAAAAAAGATGGCTTGGCAAGAAGGCAAACAAAAACTGAACCGAGAGTTCAAGGATATAAATCAAGAAATTCTAGAAAAAGAGGGGTATTTAGAAGACACTGAAGCAAAGATACTGCTTTATAAGTTTCTAAGAGAGAATCCGTCTTTCGCTTGTGAATTACTGACTGGTGTCAAACTTTTCCCTTTCCAGCACATGGCAATTAAGGCTATGATGGAGTCTGACTACTTTTTGGGCATATGGAGTCGGGGAATGTCTAAAAGCTTCTCTACAGGCATTTTCGCGCTATTAGACGCTATTCTAAATCAGGGTGTCCAGATAGGTATTTTGTCTAAGTCTTTCAGGCAGTCAAAAATGATCTTCAAAAAAATAGAAGACATATCTAAAAGCCCCAAAGCTACATTCTTTTCTCAGTGTATCACAAGAGTCTCAAAGATGAATGATGAGTGGGTCATGGAGATAGGCCGAAGTAGCATACGAGCGCTACCGTTAGGTGATGGAGAAAAACTCAGGGGATTTAGATTCCAGAGGATGATCATTGACGAGTTGCTTTTGATGCCAGAGAAAATTTACAATGAGGTTATCATACCCTTCCTGTCTGTTGTGGAAAACCCTACAGAGAGACAAGAGATATATGATTTAGAAACTCAGATGATTGAGAAGGGTGAGATGAAAGAGGAGGACCGAAAGATTTGGCCTAATAACAAAATTATTGGTTTATCATCTGCATCTTACAAGTTTGAGTATCTATACAAGATATATCAACAGTATGAAGCTCTTATCTTAAACGAGAACAAACAAGACGGAGCGCATAGAACTATTATGCATTTTAGTTACGACTGTGCCCCAGATCAACTCTATGATCAGAACTTAATCAACCAATCTAAAGCAACGATGAGCGAGTCTCAGTTTGCCCGTGAGTTTGGCGCTATATTCACCGATGACAGTTCTGGATACTTCAAGGTGAGTAAGATGGCACAATGCACGTTACAAGACGGTGAGGGGCAATCTGTGGAGGTTGTGGGAAATCATAAGGACGAATACATCTTAGCTTTTGACCCCTCTTGGTCTGAGAGCGAAAGTTCTGATGATTTTGCGATGCTGCTTATAAAGTTAAACAAAGACACTAGGAAAGGAACAGTTGTTCATAGCTACGCTTTATCTGGCGCTAGTTTAAAAACACACATTAAATACATGGCTTATGTCCTGACACACTTTAATGTTGTAGCAGTTGTTGGCGACTACAATGGTGGTGTGCAATTTATCAACTCTTGTAATGAGAGCACCATCTTCAAAGATAAAAATTTAAAACTCGGAGTCATAGAGGCTGAGTTGGACAAGGCTAAAGATTATGATAAAAATCTACGAAGATTAAAAAATCAATATAATCTATCACAAAAGAATATTGTTTTTCTTAGAAAGCCTACATCAGCATGGATTAGGTTTGCTAACGAGTCTTTACAGTCAGCATTCGATCACAAAAAGATATTCTTCGCTGGTTCAGCCATGAATGATGATTACAATATACAACGTAAATCTAGAGTCCCTATAAAAGATTTAAAATTTCTTAGGAACGACCCTAATGAAAAAGGAGGGGTGGGTGCCAGAATGATTGATTTTGTAGAACATCAGAAAGATATGATGGATCTTATCAAGGTTCAATGTGCTTTGATACAAATTACCACATCTGTTCAAGGAACACAAAGTTTTGATTTACCGATTAGCCTTAGAAAACAAAAAGGAGCAGACAAGGCGAGGAAAGACTCTTATTCTGCTTTAGTATTAGGGAACTGGTTTATGAATGTTTATTACGACATGAATTCTGAAGACATCGCCAATGTGCAGACTTCTTTTACGCCAATGTTTATTTCTTAACTTTTGAAAGTTGAAAGTTAACTTTGGGGTGTAATATAAATTACATCTCATGTCTAAACGAAAATATACTAAGCGCTCGGAGTATTGGAAGAAGTTTAACGGTAGTGAACACCCTTCCAGACCAACAGAAGAAGAATTTGAGCCAGAGTTTTTAGGGGAACCTTTTTATACATCTGACGCTTCTTATGCAGACATTTCTAAAGCTAGGACATCTCAAACTGGCACTAGTTATACAGGGTCTAGAAGAAATAGAGCCGCACAAACAAACCCAATAGACAGGTTTAGAAGTATAGCTGTTGGTATGCTTCCTTATGAGTATGCATCTGATGGTGTCACCGCTAGAGATGCTATTGAGTTATGTCAAAAAGCTTACGCTAATGTAGCTGTGTTTCGCAACGCTATTGATATTATGTCTGAGTTTACTAATACAGATATTTATCTAGAGGGGGGAACTAAGAAAAGCCGAGAATTTTTTGAGGAATGGTTTAAGCGTGTAAACATTATAGGATTAAAAGACCAATACTTCAGAGAATATTACAGAAGTGGTAATGTATTTTTATACAGGATAGATGGCAGATTCAAAGCAGAGGATTACGCTAGAATAATAAACCAAGTTGGTTCTATTGACTCTGGAGCTAATAAAATACCTTTAAGATATATATTGCTAAACCCTTATGACGTAGTTGCGAAAAGAGCAAGCACGTTTACTTATAGCGGGACATACCAAAAAGTTTTATCTGATTATGAGTTAGCTCGTTTAGCTAATCCAATCACAGAAGAGGACCAAGCTATTTTTGATGCATTAGATCCAGAAGTGAAAAAAAACATAGTTGATAGATCATACTCTCAAAAAGGCATAAGCATTGATCTAGACCCTACTAGATTATCATACTCTTTTTATAAAAAACAAGATTATGAACCTTTTGCTATTCCTTTTGGTTTCCCAGTTCTTGAGGACATTAATGCGAAGCTGGAATTAAAGAAAATGGATCAAGCTATTACAAGAACTGTTGAGAACGTAATTCTTCTTATCACTATGGGGGCTGATCCAGAGAAGGGAGGCATCAACCCTAATAACATGGCAGCCATGCAAAATTTATTTAAAAATGAGAGTGTGGGTCGTGTGTTAGTATCAGATTATACAACAAAAGCTGAATTCATAATACCAGAGTTAAACTTAGTATTAGGACCAGCTAAGTATGAAATTTTAAATGAAGATATTCGTCAAGGTCTACAAAACATTGTTGTTGGAGAAGAAAAGTTTAATTCTACACAAGTTAAAGCTCAAATATTTATTGATAGATTACAAGAGTCTAGACATGGATTTTTAAATGACTTTTTAAATAGAGAAATTAAAAGAATCGCTAAAGACCTTGGTTTTAGATCTTGGCCTCAAGCTAGGATGAAAGACATAGATATGAGAGATGAAGTTCAACTTATGAGAGCATCGACAAGACTTATGGAGCTTGGCATTATTACTCCTAAGCAGGGTATGGAGATGTTCCATAATGGCAAGTTCCCAGAGCCAGATCAGCTTAAGCCAGAACAGCAAGACTTCTTAGAAGATAGGGAAAAAGGTTACTACAATCCAATTGTGGGGGGCGTCCCTGTATTCTCTCCTGATAAAAAAGCTACTGGTCCTAGAAAGGAAGCTGGTAGACCAGAAGGGACTACAGATATACCTATAGCAAACGCTCAATACTCCAGATCTAGCATACAAAAAACGATCTATGATGTAGAAAGTTTCGTAAACGACTCTAAAGCTAAAATGATCGAAAAGCTGGGAGTGAAGGAACTAAACGATTCACAAGAGGATATGTTAAACAATTTATGCGAATCTATAGTGTGTGCTCAAGATAAAGAATATTGGGGTGAAACCTTAGAATCCTGTGTAAAAGATTTTAACGAAATAGAGAATTTAAATACTTTAAAAGAAGTTTTAGATATTTCTGCTCAACATACGTTGGACACATATCCAGCAGCAATCTTATATCATAGTGATGAATAAATACCTTAAATACACCAAAGACGGAATCGAAGTGGATGTCGCAGCAGCGATGCATTACGGAGATAAGAAAAAACAAGAATCCAAGGGGGCACCAGATATCAGCAAGCATTACTTCAAGACAAAAGAAGAGGCTATGAAAGATGCTGAGAAAATAGGCTTAAAAGGTGTCCACTCTCATAAAAGCGAGAAGGGGGAGACATTATATATGGCTGGCCCTAATCATGAAGCTTTCATGAAGAAGCATAAAGAAATGCTTGATAAGTCGGCAAAAGCTGGGCACTACGGTGATAAAAAGAAAGCTAAGGCAGAAATGACTCCTAAACAAAAAGGCGCTCTTGACAAAAACAAGGACGGTAAAATTTCAAAAGAGGATTTTGAGATGCTCCGCAAAGACAAGAAAGAGTCCAAGAGTATGCATAAAGATAAGGATAAGGACAAAAAGAAGATTAAGCCTAAAATGAGCTATGCTGAAATCTTAATTGATCTAACTGACAAGCATTTTAAAGAAGAAGAGTGATGGACTATAAGTATACTACTACTTTTGACTGTCCACTACTAGCTTGTGAGATTAGCGAGTCTTCATTGATATCTAAGGCATCCTTAGAGTCATTGGCTCCTTTGCTCCCAACTGATGTTGATTATGACAGTAACATTGATTTGTTAGGTGTAGCTTTTAATGCTGCTGTTGTAAACAAGTTCAATAAGAACGGAGATGGTATGGACAGCGCGACAGCTGCTAAGTATACTAAAAACTTTATACACAAACCTACTAACATCGAGCATGACAAACAAAAAGTTGTTGGTCACATAGCTTCAGCTGGTTATAGTTCATTTGGCGATAATCAATTACTATCCGAACAAGAAGTAAAAAATAAAAAAGAACCCTTCAATATTGCATTAGGTGCAATTATTTATAAAGGCGTTAATCCTTCTTTCACTAAATTAGTCGAAAGTTCTTTAGACCCAGAAGACGGTAGTTATCAAAAGGTATCTGCTAGCTGGGAGGTTGGTTTTAATAGTTATGTTTTGGCTGTTGGAAGTGACCTATTAAGTGAATCTAGGATTGTCTCTGACCCCGATGAAATACTTGAATTACAAGGGTTTTTAAGAAGTTTTGGTGGTAATGGTAAGACTGACAAAGGTGAGACTATCAATAGGTTAATAATGGGTGATATCTACCCTCTTGGTATAGCTTATACTTTAAACCCAGCAGCCCAAGTCAAAGGCTTGTATGGTGAACCACCTAAAAAGTCCCAGTTTTTTATAAAGGATAAAAGGGATAAAATTTCACAAAACCGTGAATTAAATGTAAACAACGAAAAGAACTTTATCGACATGGAAATTGAAAAGACTCTTAACGAACTTAAGGAGCTACTTAGTGAGAAGAAATTCTCCAAAGAAGCTGTCGCTTCGATGACTGACACTTTTGCAGACGCTATCCGTCAGCGGGATGAACAATACCGCAAGGATGTCGAAGCAGAAAAGACAGCTAAAGAAGGCGCAATCAAGGAATACGAGGAGTTAAGATCCTCGGTTTCTGAGATGGAAGAGAAGTTGAATGCTGCCAATGAGCGCATTCTTGCTTTTGAACAGGACAAGAAAGCTGAAGAAGCCGTTGCCTCATTTAATGAGCGTATGGATTCTCTGGATGAGAAATTCCAACTTGATGATCAAGACCGCGAATTTCTTGCTACTGAGCTTAGGGATCTAGATGATTCTGATGCTTACGAAGCATTTGCATCCAAGCTGGAAGTTCTTTGGAAACATAAAAACAAAGAGGTGCAAGCCGAATTCGATGCTGAGATTCAAGCTCGTATTGATGAGGAAGTCGCTAAGAGAGTATCTAACGCTTCTGAAGAAGAAGTCCAGTTAGAAGAAGCTCTTGATGATGCGGAGCCTACTGATGTTGGTGTTTCCAATGCAAACGAAGCTGTTGCTACTGAAGAGCCTTCTCTTCGCGATAAGTTTAAGAGCGCATTTTCACGCGATAATATCGAAATTTCTTAATTAATAACCAAATAAAATCATGGCATTACGAATTCTACCATTCAGACAATATTCTGATCACGATGTCGTTAACCTCTTCTCCGTTATTGCGAGCGATGTTAATGATGCTACGACCGACTCAGGAGCTGGCGATGCTGGCGTCTTTGTTAAGGTCTCTGACGGTAACTTTGATGCAGATCCTGTTGAATACCAAACGAACGCTTATCTGGGTGACACCAGCTATCCGTTCCTTGGCACCACCAAGATGTATCCTCAAGTTAATCTTAAAATCACTGGCGCTAAAGGTGAAGATCATTGCCTCGGCATGACTCTTTATCAAACTGCTAAGAATGACGAGAACGGCGAAAAGCTGCTCTACAACCCACAAAAGCGCGAAGAACTCCAAGCGATGCTTCCAGGACAAGCTGTCCCGATTGCAACTAAAGGTATTTTCACCTTGAGTTCCTCTACGTTTGACGGACCTCTTACTAGCTACATCCCAGGAAATAGAATCAAGCTTTCCGCTCTCAACGCGGGCAAGATTACTGGTTTCACCACTATTTCAGAGGGTGCTATGACTACTGGAGATTTGTTTGCTGAAGATAAAGTCTTTGGTCACGTTCTCGGAACTGGAAATCGTCCAAACGAAGGGAATACCACAGATCAATTCTCTGGTGACTACATCGTTGTATCGTTTGATTGTAACTAATAAAAGAAAGGACTTTATAACATGAAAATTACTTTAAAAAGAACTCCAGAGCAAGTCGAGCTTGTAAAAGCTATGGCTTCTCGTAACCGCAATGTTGCATACGAAGCGCAGGTCGCTCTTGCTGAATTCATCGGACCAGTTTTGGCCGAGGTTATCAACAACGCTCCTACCGTAAGCAGCCTTTTCCAATCACTTCAGTTTGACGCTGATGACAACCCAAGCATCCCGCTTGATCTCTACTATGACATCGCTGACGAAGATTACGTCAAAGTGTGGAGTCAGAGTCATGCTGGCGGACTTCCTAGCAGTCAGGTTCTCCCGACTGTTTCTGAGCTGAAGGTCGCCACTTACACTCTTGATACCGCAGTTGACTTTGATCGTCGTTATGCAGCTAAGAGTCGCATGGATGTTGTGAGTAAGACTTTTACTCGCGTTGCACAAGAGATTCTGCTCAAGCAAGACCGCACTTCTGCTAGTCTTGTTATGACTTCTCTTGCAGGTGCTTCTACTAAGTCTTCTCCGCTGTTCCAAGATAAACATATCTTCAGAACGGCTGTAGCAGGAAATGTTCTTATTGATGACTTCAATAGTCTCATGACTGTAGCAAAGCGCATCAATACTTCTTGGATTGGTGGAACTCCCACCGTAAGGACTCGCGGTATCACTGATATCGTTTGTTCTCCAGAAGTTGTTGGTAGCATTCGTTCGATGGCTTACAACCCAGTGAACACTCGGCCTGTTGTAGGAACTGCTGATAAAGACAGTACCTCGATTCCTGCTCACGAAGCTCTCCGTGCAGAGCTTTTCCAAAATGCAGGTCTTGATAGCTTCATGGGTGTCAACATCTTGGAATTCAATGAGTTTGGCATAGGTCAGAAGTTTAACACTCTGTTCTTAACAGCTGCTGATGGTGCTACCTTCAAGGGATCTGACGGCTCAAGCAGATCTGCCGCACTCAATGCTTCTGATGAAATCATCGTTGGTGTTGATCGGACTCGCGATTCGCTTATGCGTGTTGTCGCAACTGATCCTGACAGCCAGAGTGAGATGAACTTGGTCGCTGACGATCAGTATAGCATTCGTCAGAACAAGATCGGATACTTCGGACAAATCGAAGAAGGCCGCGTTGTCCTTGACAACCGCGTTCTCCAAGGTTTACTGTTAGGTAACTAATAAACCTCAAATATAAAAGAAGCCGCTCCTACGGGGGCGGCTTTTTTTATGTAATTTATTTGTGTAGTGTATATAATAGTATATGGCTAAGAAAAAAAGAGGTAAAAAGAAAACAGCCCCTTATAAAGAGGTCACGACTGGGCAAGAGCAACCTGCTAAGAAAGGTCTTTTAGAGGAACTAGAAGAGCTTAAAGCTATTGGGGATACTAGCAGTGCGAGATATCAAGAGGTCTTAAATGAAGTGGAAGTTATCTATGGAACTGGCGAAACTAATAATTTTGGCACCAATGATATTAATATCTTAAAACAGAAACTAACTAATATTTCAAAAGCAGATCTACAATCTTTTGCAAGAAAAGTTGGTATAAACCCATACTACCAGCCCAACGCCCTGAAAGAGAATATAATCAAAGAGTTTCATAGGTTCAAAAAAAGGGGTAACATGTTTACCGCTCCAGCGCCAACTCCAGCAATGGAATTAGATCCGAACAATCCCGAACATAAAGAACTTCTTGATTGGTTAAACAGCTAAAGCTTGTGTAATATATTACATGCCTAACGTATTAGAAGATCTCGCATCTGGAATTGTTGTCACAGAATTCGATAGTGACACAGGAGTAGCAACAGTCGCTGCTGTTAGCGGTTGGCTTAATGAAAATTTAGGGCAAGTTAATACTTACTTGTATACAGATTTTTTTGGCAATGAAGCTACTGGCAGCTATGGAGCGATGGATATCGAGGCTCAGAGTGTGCTCAAAGAGTTATACCTTTCTAATTACTACAATAGACAGGCCAGAAACGCCCTCAGAGGCATCGCAGACTCTTCGGTGAGTGGAGACAACATTTTATCGTTGCGAGACGGTGAGAGCGCCGTGACGTTCGTTAATCGGAACGAAGTGTCTAAGGTCTATAGGGGTCTTGCTAGTGACTGTATGGATAGAGTCACACAGCTTGCAGCTCAGTATAATATTTATCAAGCCCAACCAAGACAGTTGGGTGGTATTGATGCAAGCGGCTTTGATGGCTTTAGAGGCGTCGATTACGTATAAAAAAATGCCGCCCCCGTAGGAGCGGCATTTAGTGGTTAGAGTTTGTTAAGAGTTAAACTTCTGCTTTGCGCTTTCTGGTATATCAGCTACATCCTTGTAGTCTAAATTATACTTTGCTGCGAATGCTTTTAATTCTTTATCGGTTTTACCCCTAAGTTCAATTTTTAATTGAATTATAGATTTAAAATCATCCTTTATATTTGAAGTAGTTTTTTTATACTCAGTTTCAGGCTTAGGCTTAATGAAACTAGTTTGTTTTTTAGGTGCTGGTGTCATAATGAGATACATTAAATTCCATCACTATAACTAAGTGGCGTGGTAGATATTCCACTCATGAATACACCATGAGAAGTATCGGCTGGGCCACCAACAGAAGTGCTGAAGGTTAAGTCTACAGTCTTATTAGATCCGATTGATGAAGAGATTGATTCTCCGTCAAACGAAACTCCTTTTAAAGTATAGAGAACTGATGTAATACCAGCGTCATTCTTAAGACGAAGTGTAACATTTTTTTCAACTTCATCATCTACGATATCTGCGAGATTACTGTCTTCTACTTCATTAAGAATTGCACTGACAGAAAGGCTAGCGACAACTGGGAAATCAACACTGCGAGCATAAGCAGATCTACTTCCGAGACGTTCGAGAGTGCTGCGAGACATTGGAATACTAAGAGATGCACTCTGGATATGTCCAGCATCAGCATCTGTCCCGATATTAGCTAATGGAATTCCGTCAAAAGTAGAAATGTCTACAGTGATATTTCCTGGGCGAAGTGCTGCTACGTCTCCTTGTCCAGTGGTGGCATTTGGAAGAATAAGTTTATCACTTATTGCTGTTCCGTTCACTGGGTTAATCGCAGGGCTATCAAAACCTGCGGGAGCACCAGCTGCATCAGAATTTATATTTAATGCGTCAAAAGATACAGAAGCTGTAGGGATAGATCCAACAGACATCTCTACAGAGTAATCTGAAAGATAACAGTTTCCAATTCCGATCATAGAATCTGTGGCTCCTGTAGCTCGGACGGGGAGATCTGCATCAGTCCCTTCTGGAGTTGTTACAATCACCAAGTTTCTTCCAGAGCCATCAGCCAGATGACCAGAAACAAAAGCTACTTCTGCTGATGCAGCAGCTTCATATCCCGTCATAAGACCAAACCCTAATGCTCTTTCAGTAAATCCATCAGTTACATAGTAGCTGCAATCTGCATTTACAGTTGGAGCATCTAATTGAATACTATCCAGTTTACCAAGTTGACCATACTGGTTGATGTCTTG